CGTGTACTCTCTTTCCTCGAACAGTTCTGCTTGATCTGCACCCATGATTCCCCCTTTTTACGCCTTGGGAGGCGAGGCCGGTTTTACGCCATCGGCAGGCGGCTTTGGAGCTTTCAGAAATTCAGCGGCTTTCTCGACGGTGGAATCCTTGATCTGTGTGACCCCTCCCCATGTTTCGCCGGCGAGGATCTTGTCCAGGGCTTCCTCCGGGGTGATCCCGGGCTGCGCGGGGCCCATCGGTTTCGGTTCTTCCTTCGCGGGAGCTGCCGGCGCCGCGGGGGGCTTCGTCTTGTTGATCGCATCGGCAAGGATCTTCTGTTGCGTCAGCTCGTCCTGCTTCGCCGCGGCCTGGGCCAGCCTCTCGAGGACCTTCTCCTTGTTCGGGATATCGGCCATCTCGAAGGCCACTTGCATGACGGGCAAGGCAACATCCGGGCTCATCTTCGAGGCGAAGTCCATCAGGGTCCGGCTCATCCAATTCCTGGTGGTGTCCGTCTCCGGGTGATCGGACACGACGATATCGTACCGGCCTTGCGAGAGCATATTCGTCCCGCCCTGGTTGAACGTGACGAATTTATCCGCGCCGGTCTGATCGTCGGTGATCCGGATCATCTTCTCGTACGTCCAAAGACGGCGCATTTCCGAGAGAATAAGCTCTCCCATGCGCCGCTTCATCAGACGGAGATTGTCGAAGGGCTCCGTGTTGACGGTCGCTCCCTGGCGCTGGCGCGCCTCGATGGCCACGCCGGACCGCGCGTTCGTCTGCTGTCCCATCTGTTCCTCGACCGAGCCCGAGACTTCTTGGAGCTCCTGCTTCGCCTCCTGCATGATCTTGAAATGCTCCGCGGCCACGGCGGTATCCTGCTGGAACTGAAATTTCTTCATGTTCAGGGCGCCGGGGTTGAGCTCGATCCACGCATCCGGGCGGCTGATCTGTTTCTGTGCCCCGAGGGGGTCTTTCAACGCCCCCGTCTCGAAGAACACGCGGCGGGTGGTGATGATATGGGAGTATTGCGATCGGTTCTTGTTGATTTCCCGCTGCGGGTCCTTCATGTTCCGGATCATCCCGTACGGATTCCCGTCCTCGTCCACATAGCAAACGAACGGGATAAGCGGGTAGCGGTTGTGCTTGGCCAGGATGGGAGCTTCTTCCTCGAGGACGGTTTCCCCCGAGAAGATGCATCTCCAAATCTTGTCCACGGGCTTCCTGATGACCTTGATGATGAACGAGGACGCGACGATCGAAGGATTCGCCAGGAGAACCTGGGGGTCTATCTCCTTCACCATGCCGTCTTTCAGTTTCAGGAACACGGCGTCCGTGGGCTTCTTGAAATACATCTGCACGATGAGGACCCGTTTCCGGTGGGAATCGACATACTGCACCGATTCCCCGGACTTGTACTGATCGGGTTTCACCTGAACGTGTGTGCTCCCGCCTTCTCCCTTCAATTCCTCGATGCCCGTCGCAAGCTCGTCGGCTTTTTCGGGCCATTTCTTCTTCGCAACCTCGAGGTCTACCCATCTTTCCTTGAACATGAACCGGGCATCGTCGAACAGAAGGTCCCGGGCGAGGGGATCCCATCCGACCTTTCTCCAATCGCAATAGTTGACGGCTACTTCTTCCTCCATCGGATCGTCGTTTTCGCAAATCTCGATCCATCCGATTCCGGCTTTCAGCCCGTCGAAGAAAACGTCTGAAATCTTGTGGTCTGCGTTATTTTGATCCTGGACATACTTGAAGCCGGAAGTGATCGCGTCTGCCGTGCCCCCGTCCTTGGCGCCCCGGGGGCGCGCGGAGATATCGGTCCGGCTGCGGATCTCGATTCCCTTCTGCAAGTCGATCGTGGGCTTGACCCGGTTGATGGAGAACACCGGCCGGCCCTCTGCCTCGAGGGTTTTTATATCCGCGTCTTTCCATTGGCCCTTGCCACCGTGGTAGAACCGGCCATCCTCGCTCGAGTCGTTTCTCCAATCGACGGAGAGCTCTTTCGCTTCCCTGTGCCAGCCCTTGTAGACCCCGATACGCTCGTTCGGGGTTTTCGAGTTCTGACCTTCGGTGTCGGTTTCGGCCACGGGACCCCCTACATACTCATCCAGCCGCGAACGGCCGGCTTCGGTTGATACCGCTTCCGCTTCTCCGCTTCCGAGGCTTCCTCGACCATTCCGAAGAAGAAATCGCGGAGAATGTCGTACAGGTAGGCGAACATATTGATTCCGTCATCGTGCCAAACGGGGAAATTCCGCATCTCCATGAGGATCCGGTCGATGTAATTGGACGGGCAAGCGTCCGAGTAGAACATTTTCCCGTTGTTCAGCGGCCACGCCAGCGCGGATTCGATCATTTTCTTCTTGTTCCGTCCGGCCGGCCGCAGGAGGACGCCGTTCCCCCCGGGCTCCCACGACACGAACCGTCCGTAGGCCCGGAGCGCGTTCGCAACGTGGATATGGGTGGTGGAGATCCCTACCTTCTCGATGCCGAGCTTCATAATCATCCCGGCCTTGAGGTACATCCGCACCATGGAGTCGATCGCCTCGCTCTCCGACATGGGGGAGATCACGACATCCTCGAGGAACACCCTCGATTGCCCGATATCGTCGGTGAACGGCTCGACCGCCACGATCCCGAAGGCCCAGGAGTCCATGCCGGTGCGCCGCTTCGCGCTCTCGAGGTCGCCGGCCTGGTCAACGAGCATGAACCGGTAGACTTCTTTCGGGATGAGGCGCCGCTCGATCTTCTGGAACAGGTCCGGGTTGAGCTTTTGATCCGCGATCGGCGAGGGGTCCAAGAGCTGCTGGCAGTTGAAGGTCCTGGTCAGCTTCAAGTCATCCCAACGGCGTTGAGACACGAACACGGGGCACCCCGCGGCGGTCCCGTCGTGGGACCCGGGCCGGAACCGGTAGTGGTATTTCGGCTCCCCCTGCGGGGTGGTGAGCCCCTTGATGTAGGTCAGCGGATCCGCGTGGTGGTAGTAGGTCCCGATCACCCGATGGTGGCCCTCGTCGGTCCCGAGGTTCTGGCTCGAGTCGAATTTCGTCTTGACCTTCTCCATCATGTCCGGGGATTCGGCCATATCCTCCGTCGAGATATCGTCGTACACCCGGCGCTTGAAGTGGAACCCGGTCGGCATCCCCTCCACCAGCCCCCAGGCCGAAATGTTCGGCTCCTTCCGGTTGCTCTGCCGCCGAAGAATCAGCCCCTCGTCGAGCGACCACAGCGGAGCTTGCTTCTCGCAGTTCTCCCAAACCACATCCGGGAAGCAAGCGGAAAGGATCTTCTCGTTCTGGAAGGCGGTCTTGATGGAAAAGAGGAACTTCTTCGCCACGGGCCGGACGTACGAGAAGATCCCCGATGCCTCGTCGGGCTCCCGCAGCGTGAACTGCATCGTCTCCGCGATCGTGATGATCGTGGACTTGAAGTGTTCCCGGGCCCAAACGTCCAGGGTGTAATCCTTCGGCCCGAGCTCCACATCCCGGCACGATTTCACGACGAACGGATGATTGGCGATCGGGATTTTCAGCACGAAATGGACGATGAAAAACAAATCGTCGAGGATCAAAGCCCTCACGGCGTCCCGTTCCGGCCATTCACCGGAAGCGATCTTCGACGCCACGATCCCATAGTCCCATTTGTAGGAACAATCGGCTCGAGGCTCGAATTTCTGCCCGTTGATGACGATCAAATCAGGCTATCCCCCGTGTAATCGCACCAGGCGCGTCTCGCCCGGGCCCAACACCCGACGAAATTCGCCGCGGACCACCCAGGCGCCTCAACGTCGATCCATTTCTCGAACTGCGCGGCCCGGATCCGGAGGATATGATCGGCGGGAAGCCCGTCGGCATCGGCGCGCGCGACCATCCTTTCCGGCAACGAGGGCGACACGGCGAACTGCCGTGCGAATTCGCCGCGGCCCTCTACCGAAACGGGCATCAGGAAATCCGGATCAAAGGGCTTTTGCCGAGGATCAAGGTGTTATTTCCGAGCAGCCATAGGATCAAAACCACCCACAGCGCGATCGTCAGGATCGTCTGGAATAGCTTCGCGTTCGGCCCCTGAAACGGAACCGTGATCTTCACGACGATCAACAGCAGCAACAGGGAAATCAGCAGCATCTCGTCACCCCACGGGCCAATGGCCGGTTATGATGCGGAACAGCAGCGCCAGCGCCCCCGCGACCGCAAACACGATCGCCACACCACGAAAAAAACCACCGTCACTCACTCCGGGACATCCTTCCAAAGAATCTTTTGCGTCTCCGGATCTCTGTACGGGACCCTTTTCGTACCCTTCGGTCCCACCACGGGAGCTGGCGCAGGAGACGCAGCAGAATTCTCCGCGTTCCCCGAAAACGCCGCGTCCAACATCCTTTTCCGAGCCTTGATCTTATCGACAAGTGAGTACCCCTCGCCCATCTCAATGCACCAACTGATCCGGTAAACTTAAATACGGAAACACCGCGGAATGAAAAGCAATACGCTCCGTAATCATCTCGCGCAACCTCCCGCTCAACCGAGGATCCCCACCTTCCAAAATCATGAAAAATTGCGCCGGCAGCGTGACAAGTCCCTCGATATCGGATTCGGCTCGACGCGGGGGCCTACCCCCCCCCTCGCGCACCCGCCCAGGCGCACACGGCCCGGGCGAGGCGACGGCGGGAGGCGGCGAGGAAGGGGAGGGCGCGACCAACCTTTCGGGTTCAGGATCGGGTGAGGTCGGGGCGTCGATGGCGACAGGTGGAGGGGTGGGGACCGGGCTATCGGTGGGGTCCTTTGGGGTCGGATTTGACATAATATCCATTAACGGACGCTGCAACCCGTGGATTCATTGAGGAATTCGTCCATGATGGATTTCCCAAGGTCCGAAACACTACCCCTTGTGGTCGAAGGACCGCCCGGGGTGATATCGACCGGCTCCCGGACCGGAGCGGCTTCGTTCAGGTTGATCTGCACGAATTGGTAGGTCGGGGGCAACCCTTCGGCCCTGTTCGGGTAGGCGACGGACCTGTAGTCCTTGGCGACGGCCACAACATCAGAGGCTCGAACCTTCTGAATCTTCAAGCCTTTTTTGAGGAAATGGTCGTAAACCTTGCCGAGTTGGAGGTTCCGGGAGGCAGACACAAGGGCTTCCGGCTCTTGTCCTATGGCCTTCAGGTCATTTCGGACTCTTTGGACGGAGGACGTTGAAAGGTGGAGCATAGCGGCGATCTTGGCGTTGGAAAGCCCTTGAGATAGAAGGGCTTTTATGGTGAGGTCGTTCGCGGTCCTGCTCATGTTCTTCGGTCTTGGTTTACGGACCGTATTCGATTCGACCGCCATGGGTGTGTCCATGGGAGAAGGAGAGTGGCACGATCCTGAATCGGTGTCAAGGGTTTTTCATGGTGGGGTGGTGCGTATCGCGTCCTGTGCGATACGGGTTTTGACAGTCGCGTGAGCGGAAGATCTTAGTCTTTGATCTTGGAAAGGAAAGGAGAGGGGTATTACGCAGCGTATCCGAAAAGTGGATAAACCTGTGGATAACTTCTTATACGCTCCGTATAGAAGGTAGAAGGAGAGCGGATCGGATACGTTTCGTATGCCTGTGGATAACGCGCATTAGATGGCACAGGATATGCTTGGTATACGTTCCGTATCGGTTGGCACGGTTCTTTCGTTTCTTGATACCTGTGGAATCCCTTGTGGATGAAATAAATATATCTCTACATATTCCGGGATATGCCTCGCCTGGAAGGGCTGTGGAGTATTATTTGGCATGAATCTCTCACCTATATAGGGTAAGAGGTCGATATCACGAAAGGAGAAACCCCGAAATGGAAAGCAAGGATGGTGCCGGATGGGTCGTACAGAACAGCGATAGGAGCATGGACGAGGAAATCCGAAACATCGGACCCTGCCTGTGCGGCGACTACGGGCCGCACCAGGGCTGCGTTGATTCGGAGCATTGGAACGTGATGGGGACCGGGATCTTCATCCCGAACCCCGTCTGCATCTGTGGACACTCCCTCAATTGGCACGGGTCGGACGGCTGCAACCATGACGTCCTGGGCGTGTCCTTCGGACCCGAGGCGACCGCATCCTGCTACTGCGAAGCCTTCGAGGAAAGGGAGGACCGCTGACCATGCCGACCATCACC